AGGATCTTTTCTTCAGCCATCTTGTTGAGGAATGATGAATAATTAGCAGCCATCGCAGGTGTCTGTGCATACGAAGATGCATCTGCAGAAGGCATAGGTGATTTCATGCCTGATTGCTTATCTGAATACATCAAGTAATCATACACAGAATCGATCATATACTTTGCTTTTGTGATCTTTGACTGCAACCATGCTTCCAACTGCATGTCATCAGACATCATATCTGCTAACTTGCGTGACTTGTCACAGATAGCATTGAGTTCTGATCTTGCCATCTCGCCTTCGTAATCCATCTCTGCTTCTTCTTGCATGGTTTTACGAGGAGCATGTCCATGAGTTTCAGACATAATGACTTTGATATCTTCGGCGGGGACATCATACTCAATACCATGTTCGAACATGATATCATAATGAGTCACATAGCCTTCTCCTTGTGATGTTTCAACGATAGTATGTTCGCCAGGAATACAAGTTCCAAAACCCCATTCTTCATGAGCAATATGCTTGGCGCAGTCATGGGTTACCATCGTCTTTACTTCTGCAGTACGCTCATTTTCAGTTTCTTGATTCTTATTCCTATATTTTTTTGAAAGGCGCTCTTTATTATCTTTTGCAAAAGTATCTTTTCCTTCTGCAACTCTCTTTGCTGCTGCTGTCGCAATCGCCATCTTCTTATCCATCGGCATGCCAGGATTATCACGTTCCATCGACTTAGCAATCTCTTCACGCTTCTCTATTTCTGCAGGTGTGAGAGTCTTCTCGCCGATGATATTTCTCGTCGTTGCCTTGTCATTCATACCCATTTTATCACGCATATCTGAGTATGCTTGCTTATGATCCTTTGGAGGAACATCTAGGTCTTGTGAAGCTTTTTTAGCCTTTTCTGCAGCTAGTCTAGCCTTTTCTGCAGCTAGCATAGCAGAGATTCTGGCAGGTGCCTGACTATCTTGAAATTTACGAGCAGTACTCAGAGCATTAACTTGTGTGCCAGCACGTGCTTCACTGACTAGCTTAGTTTCTTTAACTGTTGGCATATCCTTAATACCATGTTTTTCCCAGTCCGGATGACCAGACTTTGTAGTATGTGTTACATTAGGAAAAGTTTTTTTAGTAGCATTTAAATTATCTTCACGTCTTTTCAATTCTGCTCTGCCACGTTCTGCGGATGCTTTTGCTCTCGGATCTTTTTGACCATAGTGCGTATGGAGCTGTGTCAGGGCCTGAAGCGTCGGTGTGTCGATCTTTTCCAGATTTGCTTCTTCTAAATCAATTTCTTCATTAGTAGCAGATACTTTAGGTTCATTAATGCCCAGAGCCTTGCCCCACTTCTTACCAAGAGCCAATCCACGACCAGCTGCACGCTTCTTATTTTCTTCAGGTGTGTTGCGGTCTGGGTTTGTCTTTGATAGGTAGTTATTTAAGACAGGCCCGCTATGTTTAAGCTCATCAATTTGATCTGCTTCTTCATTGGTCTCTTTTTTAGCAGGTGTAGTAGGTGTAGTAGGTGTATTAGGAGTCTTTTTCTTCCAACTCGGCAAAACTGATGAATAATTTCTTACATAACCTTTATCAATCATTTTTTGATTATCCATTACATCATATACATTACGATTAAGAGCTTCATTAGTCTCTTTTTTTACCATATTAAAATAACGCTCCGCTCTGTCCCTGAGTTTCTTATGGAGTGCATCTCTCTGTTTACCGAGGTCCTTAGGAAGGTGTCCGATCTTCATGTGTTCTTTATGGATGCGTTCAGCTTTTTTGTAATCAGCTTCTGTTCCGAAATGTTTTGCTAACAGCTTGACGTTCTCTGAATGATCATTATTTTCTTCATTTTTACGATATTTATTCACAAGATCCTTAGGATCGATACCGTTTAGGGTCGCTTCATTTACCTTGAGACCCTTATCATAGTCACTGATATTCTTATCAATTCCAGTCCTAATGCTGTTTGTTTTTTCTATACCATTGAAAACGTTGGGTTGGTCTGTGATGCCAGGAACGAGTTTCTTTGCTTTTTCTATAGCAGCAGGAAGGTCCCCGTGCATATCCTTGAAATTCTTCTCGCCCTGTGATAGCGGTTGTTGGATCTCGCTGATGAGATTCTTAAATTTCTTCATTTTCGGCACCTTCGTATGAATCTGCTGCTGTTTCTAATGAAGAGTCATCCTCATTAGCTGATGTATTTCCAAAAACACTAGCAGCAACGTCAGCATACATATTATTAATATGAGCTGAGACCCTTGATCCCATCTCTGCAGCAACTGCCGACTTCAGATCAGCTGCATTCTTATCCCACGCATATGCTAAAATATTTTCTACGTTGCTCATGTTTCCTCCAATAATTATGTTATATTTATATTATCTTGATGTTCCGATTGCAAGATTAGGTTTTGTTTTTATGGTTGAGACAGGTTTAGGTGCAGGTCCTTCAGGTTGTTGCTCTTGCTGTGCGACATCAGAACCTTCTTCCTGCATCTCCCCCATCATCTGTTTGATATCATCATCTGTTTGCTTGAGGATGTTCTTCCTCACCCAGAGATCAGAAAAGAACCTACCGATGTATGGTTCTGCTTGTTGTAAAAGCTGAATCCTATTCTGGAGAACTTCTGCTTCTTTGAATTCTTCGAAGTGATTATCGATTGTGAAGTCAAACGATATAGCATTTTGGATCTCAGGCCAATCAGATTCTGATACGATGCCTTTGAGGATCAATTGTTTTTCTAATGCCTTAGCAAACAGTTGTGAGAAGCGCTTACGCAATCTTCCCACAAACTTCGTGAACTTTACTTCATCCCTAGAGATTTCTGCAGAGCGACCCAGGTTGAATCCTGCTGAAGATGGTTCTAATCTTGAGATAGGAACATTCAATGCCTGATACAACTTACGTTGGAAGTAAGTGACATCCGAAAGCTCACCGAGGTTCTGACCTGCAGGAAGAGTCGTGATCTCTGTGCCCCGGTTGCCTTCTCTTCTCGGCAACCAATAATCTTCAAGCATGGTCATATACTTACGATCATCACGAACCTCACCCGTAGATGCATCATACACGAGACGATTCTTATGCTTGATCATCATGTCACGGAGATACTGTTCTGCTTTGACCTTGGGGAGATTGCCCACATCGATATAGAATATACGGCGCTCAGGAGCGCGGGAGATACGATAGATGACAGTCGCATCTTCTAATGTTCTTAATTGATTGAGGGGTTTGATCGCTTTTTGGATATATGAATATACTAGCGCATTGTTCTTGTCCATCAATCCTGACGTGACATGAAGGATTGCATCGATTGCTATCCTAACACCGCCTGTCGCAGATGTGTCCATCGGAAGGCCTGCATTGCCGCCTGCAGGGAGGAAGCTCCTGTCATTATATACATAATACTCTCTCTGAGTATTCGTGACAGTGATCCCGCCTTTTGATTTCCTCTTGATCTCACGGATCTTACGGATCTTTCTCGGATCGACGTAACGGAGTTCTTTGATACCTGATCTAGGATTCTCTTCATCGATGATCACATGATAGTACATCCTACCATCGACATACCATCTCTTGAATAATTCATAAGATTCAAAATTAAAATTGAAGAGGGTCAATATATTAGTGAATTCTTCACGGATCTTATCTTTTACGGGATCCGAATAATTGACTTTATCGAGATTAATCTCTACGATGTTATCAGCATCAGTATCGATAGCTTCATTGACGATATCGTCAATCGCCATCTCTAATTCAGGTTGTAAGGAGATTTCTCTGTATTTGGAGACTAGCTCTGCTTCTGTCCTTGCTGTGCCATCAAGGTCAATATAGGTGCCATATGCGCCACCTGCAGCAACGACCATCGCGCCATCATCTTTTACCTCTGGGGCAAAAGATTCGACTGGTTCTTCATCTTTTCTGGTGATGCTAAATCCAAATAACTGCATAATAATGTTTTTCCTTAAGAATGAGAGCCGCTACATGTTATATTTATAACGGCTCTCAATCCTTAATTTTTACGAACCACCAGCATTTCCAGTAGTGCCTGGTAATACTTGGAATGTATCATACTGGAATTGTACTTGGAATTCTTCGATCACATCTGTATCTGCCCAAGCAAGATCAATCGGAGCGATGACTTGTGGGAAGATCCCGTTGAACTGATATGTTCTTAGGATCTCGCCAGCCTTGCCAAACTGAGTGACTGTTGCTTGTGACTTGTATAGACCAGGTGCTCCTGATCCAAGAGCAGTTGTATTTGTCTGATAAAGGCTGATATAGTTATTCCAATTTTCCATTGAATTTCTTACTATAAAGTCTTCATCATTGATGATAGTTACCGTCCATGGAGCAAACACACGATCACCCGCCATCTTGAGTTTTCTTCCGAAGTAAGGTACTTCAATCAATCCTAATTCAGAACTTGGTAGCTGAGCTGTCTTACACAGAAATGGTAACTTAAAATCAGCTACTGGGTTGATAGGATTGCTGATGATTACTTGGAATAGAGAAGGCCTAGCGCCACCGAAGGTAAGCTGAGCTCTGATATCGTTAATATTGAAAGCCATTGTTCTAACCCTCCCCCTTAAAATCTACCAACAATTTCTTCGAATTCTACGCCAGTGCGTACAGCCACGAAGTT